CCTGTTTCTTGTTATTTATTGATATTGTTTTACGCTTTATTATTGAAATTATCGAATTTAATAAAGCACGAGGAAAGCCAAATAATCTTAGATACATAATTACAGCATTGTGGTTTGGCTGGGGTTCTATAAAATTACCAAATGGGAAAAGAAAACGCTTTTTAATTAGTAAAAGATTTAGAATGTCTTTATTTAATAAAGTAGCCTTCACATATCCAATCTTTTTCACACTTGCAGCGGCTTCTTGGTCCCTACCAAACGTATCAATGTATGGTCTACGTGTTGATTATATGCTGTCTGTATTATTTATGCTAATACCGTTTGTATCAGAAGTTTGTTCAATTATTGAAAAACTAAACCAAATTGATGCAACAGCATTTAGTTGGTATCCTCAATTAGTTAATTTATTAAAATTTGTAAAGGAGTTTATAAGGCCATGAAACACATCTTACAAATGTTATTATATGAAAATGGTGGACTTAGCTTAACGAGAGTTATCGCTGTCATTTTCGTATTACTGTTTGTAGGTGTTACTATTTTCCTTGTGTGTTTTGATATGACTTGGGGCCACTTTGAAACACTAGCAGCTATGGCTACTGGTGGTGGCCCTGCCACCCAAATTGCTAATAAGTTTATCAATTCAAAATACAATTCAGAACAAGGTTCATATAGACAAAGGGAAGGTGCTGAATAATGGAAATTAAACAGACAAATCATATACAATCTAACATTACTACCGCACCCAAAAGTCATGTATCTTTAACTACTGGTATCAAAGGTGACAAAGGGGATAAAGGAGAGAAAGGGGACACTCCTAATCTCTCTTTTAATCTTGATAATAGTGGCAATTTAAGTGTTAGTATCACTACAGGAGATAACACTACAACAACCAATCTAGGCAATATTCAAGGTCCTAAAGGTAATATTGGTGAACAAGGTCCTCAAGGCTTACAAGGATTAACTGGCGAGAGAGGACCACAAGGTGCAACTGGCCCAAAGGGTATTGACGGTATAAATGGTCAGCAAGGACCTAAAGGAGATAAAGGTGAACAAGGTCCTCAAGGCCTAAGGGGTTTGCAAGGTATAGCTGGTGATATAGGTCCTCAGGGTCCTACTGGTCCAAAAGGTGAGAATGGATTAACTCCGCAAGTTGAATTCCAGTTAATTAATGGCAATTTGTCGGTATCTATCACAACAGGTCAAAATACTGTTGTCAAAAATTTAGGTAATATCCAAGGACCTAAGGGTGATAAAGGTCAGCAAGGTGACAGAGGTTTACAGGGTATACAAGGTCCAGCTGGCGAGCGAGGACCACAGGGTGTAGCAGGTATTCAAGGGGAGAGAGGACTTAAAGGGGATACTGGTCCTGCTGTTGATGTATCTACCATTCAAAATCAAATCAATATTAACTTAGAGACATCTCTTAGACCGATTTTAGATGGCTTAAATAGTATACGACAGGAGCTACAAAAATGATTATCAACGATATTAAACAGACACTTGGTGATATTTTAGATAATATAAAGAGTATTAAATTAGAAAATAAATCACTCAATAATTTAATTGACCAAGTAAAACGCACATTAATACAACATGGCTCTAGTTCTGGCGAAGTAGAAAACACTAGTCTTGTAAATATACTAAATGCTAAGTTAGATAATGCTGCTCTAGGTAATCCTGATGAGATTATTAAAAAATATCTTAATTTTGAATTAGCAGTGGATATTACTCTGCCAGATAATGGTAATATCCCAGATAATTATCTGACAAGAGCATCTATTAAAACATTAAGGTATAATGGTACTGAATTATCTTGGATAAATTTAGCAAACAGTGCATCTGTTGACACAGTTGATATGCCAAATCTGGTAACTATGCATGCCCGTTTATTAGAAAGTGGTAAATGTAAAACATTAAAAGCACCCAACTTAAAAATATGTAAGGGCTTATTCCCATTCTCTAATGAGGCACCAGAAACTATCTATTTACCCAATCTGGAGCAAATGGAATATAACGGACTGTATTATAACCAATCGACTAAATTTGTCATATTACCAAAAATTAAGAACTTATATGAAGGCTCATTTTTAGCAATGACACGTGTTGAGCTAATTTATTTAGGTGGTAATTTACCAAAGGTTATTGGTACACGTGTTTCAAAAAACTATGTAGGAGAAACTAAGCCAGTATACGTAGTAATTACAAACGCTAATCCACCTCTATTGGATGACGCAAATAATATTATGCAGCACAATCAGCGTAGAGATGATAGAAAAACATACTTTGTAGTCCCAGATAGTGCTAAAGAGTCCTATAAATCAGCTACAGACTGGAATTTATTACAAAACTATATTATTGGCAGAAGCGAACTGCCCGCTAAATATGAGACTATATTGCAACAATACGGATTGGGGGTATAAATGGCTAAGAAAGTCGGTAAAACAAAGAAGATTATAACAATTAAACTTGACAACTTAACAGGAGGTATGAACCTCGCATCATCCCCAGAATTTATTAAAGATACCGAAGTAGTTCGTTTGGAGAATATGGAATTCGACGTAATGGGAAGTAAACTTAGAACTAGACGTGGATTAAGTAAACCATTAGCCGAGTTCCAATCTCCAGTAACTTATGTCTATAATGACTACGAAATGAATGACTACTTCATATTTCTTAAAAATAAAGAAATCTATCGTTATGAATTTGGCAAAACACCAATACTGATAGGCAAACTAAATGGCTTATCGGAAAGGCCTTCATGTTGTAAGTGGAAAGGTTCCGTATTAATTGCTAGTGGCTCTAAATTACAGGAATATAACTATCAACAACTCAAAGAAATATCGACAAGTCCTGATTGTGATATTGTATTTACTAGAGCCTCTCGTGTTGTAGTTGCTAAAACTGGTTCTGATTTGCTAATTTATTCCGCTATTGGTGATGTAACTGGATGGTCTATCAATAGTAATGATGCATCTGCTCGTAAAGATGTCAATATAGGCTACGGCGATGGTGGAGATATAGTAGCCATTTCTGAATTAGCATCTGATGTTCTAGTATTCAAAAGCAATGGATATATTTATGATGTTCAAAATGAACCAGAAGATTGGTCTATTACATTACTCGCTAATAACTCAGATGTTGTTAGTCGCCATGCATGTGATAATATTAATGCAGATATAGTATTCGTATCTACTAGAGGTCTTAAATCTGTCAAAAGTTCTCAGGTGTATGCCAACTTTAACGTAATGGACATTGGTAATAATATCAACCCAGAATTAAAAGATAATATATCAAAGCCATTTATCGCTGATTTAAGAAGAACAAAACAGATGGTGGTAAGCGGTGCCAGTCAACGTGAAATGTTTGTTTATCATTATTGGCTTGGCGGATTTACAAAATGGATATTCCCATATAATGTTACATCAATTTGTGAAAACCAATACCATGTATTAGTATCTATGAATAATGATGATAATCATGGTGCAATTTACGAATTTGATTTTAAATATACTACTGATAATGGGTATTCTATTCATCAATTAATTCAATCTAAAGAAATGAGAGATACTCATAATCTTAATGCTTATAGAACGTATATTGATATACAATCCGAAGAAAATGATGGTCGTGGCTATATTTATATTAATAATGTACAATTAACTCATAAATGGACAAAAACAGAATTACAGGGCGAATTCAAAACACAGATTTTATCTCCAATTTTGAAGTTCCGTTTTGAAACAGACGACCCAATTATTTTTAAATATATTTCATTTGATATTGTATTAGAACGTGAGTCTATTGTTAGCTCTTCTGAAACAAATAAGAGACGAAAATCCACAAGACGTCGAAAGGGTAGAAACCAGAATGATTTTCTAAAAGGAGCACGTAAAGATGGCGGTAGCCCTTACAGCTAATATACAAAAACATATTGACGAATATCAAAAACGTGTTGGTCGTAGTTATCTTGACGATTGGGATTACCAATTACATCCATTGATTTGGCTCAGAGAAGATGGGTCATTTTTAACATTTGGTATTATTGGTGATACGCTAGAAATTGATATTGGGTGTGGAGTGCCTCTTGTAGAAGGGTGGAAACACATTCAAATCATGGCTAAACGATTAGGTATTAAAAAAGTAGCATCGTATACAGACACACGTAATCCTAAAGCGTATGCTCGATTAGTTAAATGTAACTATGAACAACGACAAAATGAAAATGGAATATATTATTACTTCACTAAGGAGGTTTGAATGGGTAAATCTAAAACAACTATCCATGAACGCCAACTAACACCTGAAGAACGCCAGTTAATTGCAATGCAAGGTAGATATTTGAATTCTATTCAACCTAGTATTGATGCATTGGTTAATTATGGTACAAATCAAATTCAAAATATTGTAACTCCTGATTGGCAAAAACTCTACAATGACCAAACAGCAGAAATGCAACAAATCAAGAATGAATTTACACCACTTAGCCAAGGTATCTTACCAAGCGTATTTGCAAATGCTAAACAAAACTACTTTAACCGTATGTATGAAAATACGATGGGCAAAAACTTAGCAAGTTTAGCACAAAAAGGTGTTGTTGATAGTTCAAGATTTAATACAGCGACAAATGATTTGCAGAAGAACTTTGCAGCACAAATGTCTCAAGATTATGATAATAACTTAAAAACAGCAGCTGGTTTATTAGACCAAAGAATGAGATATGCATCTACGCCAATTGATTATGCACAAAAAGCTCATCAGGCATCTTTTGCACCAGTACAAAATTCTTTATCATTAGCACAAGGTCAAAACCAAGCCACTAACCAAGCACTACAAACACAAGGACAACTAAACAACGGTCGTACATTTGCTACTCAATCGTCTAGTGGTGGTTTCTTAGGTGGTGCATTATCTCTGGCTGGTTCATTAATTGCTTGTTTCCCTTCGTATGTAATGGTTGAAATGCACGATGGTCACGAACAATCTATTATCTCTATTGAAGAAGGAGATAAAGTAAAAACAAGACATGGCTACGCTACAGTAGTAGAAAATAGACATATGGGTAAACAACAAATCTTCTTGTTGGTTACTGCTAATCATAAATTACGTACAACAGCAACTGAGGTATTTAATACTCTTGAAGGTCGTAAACCGTTATCTGAACTTACAGAACATGATAAAGTTGAAACTAAAGATGGCTTTGAACGTATTGACTTTATCCTTGATACTGATGATAAAGAGGAAGTATATGAATTAGTATTAGATACAGATGATAATATGTTCTTAGCAGAAGGTATTTATGCTGAGTCATTCTAGGAGGAACTTATGCAAGTAATTCAAACACACGATAACGACTGGCAAACCCAATTAGG